TCAATGACTTCGCTAGGATATATTTTTTCTCCTTCGACTTCGTACTCGCCATACCAAAAGTCTTCATCATCAGTATCAATACTAGGATATAATTCTCTAAACTGTTCCATAAGTTGGTCTCCATCAGTTTCAGAGTAATCTCCTTCCCAAGCGTACCAGCCATCAATGCTTTCATCTTGCTCTTTATCAGAACCATAGTACTGCTTACCCATGAAGTTTCTAAACTCATCTTCATAAGTCATACTTGCAGTCACTTCAGTATCATACTTCCTTGCAAAGTATTCAATTAGATTTATTACTAACTCGTGTGGCTGTCTCCATGCACTGTAGCCACTGATGTATCTATCTTGACATTCATCAATGTGACACCATTTAGCACCTATCTCATTGCAGTACCAGTCATAGCTGTTCTCTAAGTAACCATCTTCATCAAATGATTTGTTTACTTCCTCCATGAAGGGTTGATTCTCTATTTCTACATACTCTGTTACTTCATAGGGATTACCATCATAGTCCTTCCTAGTTACTTTCTCTTCTTTAATGTTCTCGTTGAACTGTTCGTCTTCAATTCCTTCTATTTGAATTGTAAAATATACATGATTTGCCATTATTTTCTTGTCTCCCATACTACATAGCCAGCTACAAGCATTATTATAGTCGCTAAAATTCCTATTATTGCAAAGGCGTCCCATAAAAATGCTATCATATGTCACCTTCCTTTCTTACTTCAGAGCGTATCACTTCAAAACCGTTAGGATATCTACTCTCTAATTTTTTAATGTTTTCGTCCATTACTTCGTCAGGTGTAAATCCTAATGCTATACAGCCCTGAACCCAGTACCAAAGTACGTCACCTAATTCTCTTTTCATGTGAAAAATCTCATCGTTTGTGAACTGTGTATTTGCTTGAAATATTTTCTTTTTCACTACTTCTGCAAATTCCCCACTCTCAGCCATCATACCGATAACTGATGTTAGCAGTCTTGCCATATCTAAGTCTTGCTCTACCACTACTCCTTTTCTTGTTGAGTGATTTCCTCTTAGTTTTTCTACTCTATCACACATTTTGGTAGTATCTTTACTTGTTTCAGATGTGCAGGAGTCTACAAACCTTGCGTAATCGTTTATCTTACTCACTGCATTACCTCCCAACTTATATCACCTTCGGGTGTAATTACTTGGTATAAATCTCTGTCTTTGATTACTCTGCCGTCTGCTAACTCAATGTTGTAGTAGCGTGGGTTTTCTTTTCTCACATTGCCATACCATTGCATTTGATAAGCACTATCTTCTGTTGGTTTGACTATTCTTTTTATTGTACTGCCGTTTGCATTCATTCCTACGGCAAAATGTCTATAATTTCTCATTGTTTTCCTTTTGTTAATTCTGTTAATTCTGTTAAGAGCATACCATACTCATTGTTTAGATATAAAATTTCCTCATTTAAGTACTCTAGTTGTTCCAGTGCTTCTTTGAGGTTTTCCTCGCACATTTCTATCTCCTCTTTTATACCTTGTATAATGTCTTCGGTTTTCAACTGTTTCCTTGAAGGAAATTTTATTATCTTGCCCATACTATCGCCACTATTAATAATAGATTTGCTACTATGAGTCCTATTGCAAAGCCACTTCCGTCTATCATCTGCCTTGCCCCTTGTATTTTTTGAACGAACGCTTCTTGTTTTTGTTCATATTAAGACTAATGTGTCTGTGTGAGTCGCCCTGTGCAGTTTTCTTTACATGACTTTTGTGTTTGTTCTTTACCCATTTCATGACTGCACCTCAGGTGTTACCCACTCTATATTGATTCCTCTGCGTTGAAGTTCGTTTATGCACTTTACTCTGATTTTTGGTTTCATATTTGCTCCTGTTGAGTTGATGTACTCAAATAATGTTTCCTTTGGAGTGTTCTTTAGATAGAAATGTTCCATAGGAAGTTTACTTGCTGGCACACCTCTGATGTATTTTTTAGCACTTGGTTTAAATTTTGCTGGCATATTGCTCTCCTATATTGTATTGTTAAATTAGAGGTAGTCTTTTCATCTACCAACACGCTTTCAGTAACGACCTCTACATTCATTCAAGTCGGAAAATGTAGTTTCCTTTTTTATTTATAAGTATATTATACAGAATTTTGAGGTCTTTGTCAAGAACTATTTTAAATTAGGTAGGAAATTTTGATGTGGGGGATTTGGGGATAAAAAAATGGGACACCGAAGCATCCCATCCAAAGTTTTTGTTGTTTAAAGTGGTCGTGTCGGCATACCTCACGAACCTATCCACTGCGTAGCTAGTGGTGATGGATATTACGAACTTCAATCTACGACTGCCGTCTATGGTATACTGCTCATTTCGCATCACTTATCTACTGTGCACTGTTTTAAGTCCAAATGCTGTTGACTTTCCAATCGACTTACTGAGTGCAAGTCCTTCCCTTATCGTATATCTACTTGGGGGCTGACAGAGCGACTGCCGTACTGAACTTCAATCTCTTTCCTAATTAAAGGCTGCGACTGCTTAGCTTTTATACTGTTCCAAGTCTGCAGTTTATGTACTAATCGTGTCATACTGCCCCTCGTCCCGCAGTATGAGATGGTTGCCTCCTATCAGCGTGGGACTTGCCCTACTACTAATCTTGCTTCCTTACTCTCACTTGGCACACTATGTGCACCAGCATATGTATCTGCTTACTTCCGTGACATCTTGCGATGGCAGATAACGTGGTTTGCTACTTCATATTTTCAATTTGACAGCTAAAGCTGAATCGCATCTAGTCTACAAGCGTGGTTTCCTCACTCTGGGGTTGATTGTATGGTCATAATCCACCCTGTTCAATTACCTCTACTTTAGTAAACCCGAAGGTCGTAACGCCCATTAAAGCAGTAAAACAAATCGCTTTTATACTATCGAGATAGTGCCGAGTTCTCTTGCTTCGTTGTCTGCCCTGCTTACCGCCAGTGACCATCTGTGCGAACACTCAGGTTTGGACTTATCGAAGGTATCCACTCAAACTTCTTACCGACCAGTTCGTCGGGTTATGACTCGCTCCTTGCTGCGGAAGGTATGTCTCATAACGACTCTCAAAAGCGGACATTTTTACATTTAACGTGAATCTCATCTATGTCTAAAGAGCATCCGGCAGTGTTTTACGAGTCGCCACTCAGGGTAAGTGATTGAAGGGTCATTTATTCGCTGCCACTTTCAATCCCGAAGGAGTCTGGGTGGGTCAAGGCTAAATCATTTATTTTTTCCTTTACTCAATCACTTTTAATTCTGTTTGTTTCTGAATATAAATATATTATATCAACTTTGAAACCATTTGTCAAGAAGAATTTTAAATCATTTTCCTTGACCCCTTTCGGGAGGGAACTCGATGCCTTCGCATCAATTTCCCTTTTTTTCATAATATAAGGATATTATACAGAAAGTGTTACCAATTGTCAAGAAGTTTTTTAAATTATTTCTTGATAATTCACTTTGAAGTAAGCATTAGCGTCTACTCTAATTTCTGTAAGTCGCTGCGCATGTTGAGGTAGAACTCGGTAAATCCGTGTGCGTCCTTACTTACTTTTAGCACTAATACTCACTTCAAAGTGGATTACTTAGGGTAATCACTCCTTGACTTCTACTGTGAGATTGCGTCAATCAATCTTTGGAGGTCAGCCTTTGAGGCTTTCACTAGGGAAGGAAACTCTTGACCTAATGTTTGTTGGATACTTACTAGTAAGTCTGCTTTTCTTACGATAGGTTCGCCACTTTTAGTTACTCTCGGTACTACTTTGTAGACACCTTCTCTTGAAAGTTTTGCTATTACGCTTCTTGCATTCTTGCCAAGTTCCTCTGCTAACATGTCAACTGTATCTCTTGTTGGGTTAGCGCTGTATTTTGCAATCATTTTCTCTGTCATTGCTTCTGTGTAGTTTGATGTTGCCATAATTTTTTTCCTTTTAAAGTAGTGTTTTATTTTGTTTATTATCTTTTTCATTATGAGTATATTATACTCGCTTTGTGTTCGTTTGTCAATAACTAATTTAATTTATTTTCAAATAATTAGTGCGACTACAGTGATGATTAAAATTATTATTCCAAATCCAATCCAGTCTTCTGCTGTAGTGTTTAGAAATTTATCCATCGCTTCACATAATTTATTCAATCCCCATACTAGCACTGCACCTCCTATTATTACATAGAATGTCGCTTCTAGGAACTTAAGTGCGAAGTCTTCCATTACAGGTCGAATCCGTATACTATAGTTATTGTAATTAGCATCCAAGTTAGAGGGTGGACTGCGATGAACTTCGCGCTCTTACAAAAATCTTTATTAAATTTGCGTTTGTTCTCGTTCCACTTTACTATATTGAATTTTCTTCTAATTTTTTTCATACAACTATTATAAACAAAGTGATATCAATTGTCAAGAATTATTTTAAATTAATTACTCATAAATTAACGCAAACGAATACTCGGGGGCCGGACGCGAAACCACCACGCGTGGCGTGAATTTCTCGTAAAAACGCTAAAAATCTTCGTAAATTTACCCTAGTCTATTGACATCTGCGCAAATGTGTGTTAAACTATTATTAGCATAATTATACCCGCTGCAGCGGGAGCACCCGTTTTTACACTTCAGCGCGTAACTTTGGTTTTGCACTTAGGTTTTGCACTTTGGCGCAGGCGGCTTAGGTTTGATACTTCGTTTTTGCACTTAGGCGCAGTGGGGGTTTATCGCCGAGAATCGTTGATTTAATGCAGTTTCGAGAAAAGAGGTGCAGTTAAAGCGGCCTGCAGGTTGTAAAAGACTGGTCGAGGTAAATTATTAATAAAAATTTGAATTTTCTCTTGACAAACCCGCTAGAGTGTGCTAAAATCGGCGCGATGGCCAAAGTCGACATCTGTTGCCTAAAATAATTCATCTTTTTTCGATTTACCTATTGACCCTCAGAAAAAAGTCTGTATAATAGTTTATATAAAATAAGGAGAACAAAATGGAAAAAGTAACAAAAGTAAAAAAAGTCGAAATCACTAAAGAAGCAATGGTGCGTATGGTTGAACAAAAATAGGTTTCAAAGCCTTCGAGTTAAACTCTCTAGAAAGAGCAAACAAAGCGACAATTGCCCTCTTCTTGAAAAGATAAGGCAGAGACCCGACGAAAGTCGGGTTTTTTTTATTTTTAAAAAAGCTCTTGACAAACCCGTCAAAGTGTGTTATAATTCGGCGCTGCGCGCCTGTGGATAACCTGTGGATAAGTCGGCCACGCATGTAGACTTAGCTTTGACACTTAGCTTTAACACTTCGGCGCAGCGGAGACTTAGATTAGAAACTTCACTTTTGCACTTTGGCGCAGGGCACGACTGTCGATTCCTTTGTTTTAGCACTTTGGCGCAGGAGGTTTCAGAAAATCAGAAAAGCTGAATGAGAATCATTCGCATTTAGAAATTGTCACACAATTGTCACAAAAAAGGTATTGACAAAACCCGTTCGCACCCTTAAACTTACATAGTAAGTTTAAGGGTGAGTCAACTCTTTTCAAAAAAAAAAAATCCAAGACAAAAAAAAATCCCTCAAGGGGTGGAGAGGGATTTTAAGTTCCAAGTTTCAATTAGGATTAATAATTTAAAATGGCTTGGCTAGTTCGATATAATCTCCCTAGCCCTTGCCAAGTCGCTTTGACTTTCCCCTTGCTACAGTATGCGTCCCCTTTGGCTGTTAGGTTGTTGCTTCCTTCTAAAAATCGTGAGATAATTAGAACCAAGGCATTACAACACCCCAGAGCAGTTAATCAGTTGGCTATCTTTAGCGATAGACATTGAGTCCCTAGCTAGTCCGAGGGTTAGAGGTCTGGGCGTTCTCTTAATTGCCGAAGCGTTGGGAGTGTTCCTTTTCCTCTCATGGGGGTTGGTCGTTGCCTTCCTTCCCTTGTTCCCCTTGAACATATAAATATTATATACCTTTGGCAACAAAATACAACAAGTTTTTTCATTTATTTTTAATTAAAGTATATAGAAATTATATATAAAAAATAGATGCTTTTTATTCAAAAAGGGTATTGACAAAACAGAGAACACACCCTATAATTTCATTATATGAAATTATAGGGTGAGTCAAGTTTCTGAAACCACCCCAAAAAAAGAGGGCATACGCCCTCTTTATTTTTGCCCCTCTAAGCCATTCTAAGCCACCTGATTAAACCTTTTAGCGTCAACAATAGTTGCCCCTAGGTCAGCTAATGCAAATAAATTATTCCCATTATCATCATAGAATATTTTTTGCTTGTCCCTGTATTGTGGCAAGGTAAACAAATATCTAAGTTGATTTTGCTTTAGTTTCCAATCAGTCGTTACATTTCCTTTAGGTCTTGAAATAACCCTGTCAAAATATATACCATGCGTATATAAATATTCCCAATCCCATTTAGAGAATTCTCTAGCAGTACAAATTATAACCATGTCTCCATTTTTATAATCTTTTACAAGTTGAGTATATAAAGGCATTAAGGAATCCTGAAAAATATAATCTTTAGTAGATTTTTCTTTCCACCCATTCAGATCGATTTGTCCATTTTCATCATGGGTTGCTCTATGTGATGAATCTATAATAGTGCCATCTAAATCATAGATACATATTTTAGGTTCTATATTATAAAATCTTTCGCATTGCTTAGTTTTTAATATGCTTCTATTGGTTCGACTCATAATCCCACCCTTGATAATTGAGCAATCATCATCAAAACAGTTAATATTAAAAGTTCCTTATTTAATTCTAAGTATGAAATACATAAAATTATTATATTGCCCCCAATAATAATTGGTAGTTGCAAAGGGATTGTATAAAACCCCTGTAATGCAATAAATACCATTGAGAAGCCTAACCATAAAATAGGTTTTCTATGTTTGCTTGGTCTTGAATATAAGTAATCGTAATGTTTCATATTCTCCCCCTATGTAGCCATTTTAATTCTTGTATCATTTTTTCAGATAAATTCTCCAATCCTTTAGGCTTTGTTTTTCTATCTTTTATTAGTTCTCTAAGGCTAGGAACAGATTTTTTTAAGTCTGTCATTTCGCCTTTTATTTGTAGTTTTAATTCAAGCTGTTTCATTAAATAATTCTCCCTGTTTATTTTTAGTTTTAATTGATGTTTTCTTTGGTCGATTTAATCTCAATTCCCTTTTCTTAGTTGCTGAGTATCTTTTTTTAAGATGTTGCCAAGAGGGTTGTTTGATGTTTCCTACAAATTCCCTTTTAATTATGGATTTCCATTTTTTCCAAAATGTGGCGAACAATTGGAATTCAAGCATTGAATCTCTTAATGCTGTGTGTTGTTCTGTGTACCATAAATCTTTATTAAGATATCTCATACAAGATTGAGCAGAATAAGATAAATTACCTCTTTCAGTTGTCATTTGCTCTTTATCTTCTTCTGTTAGATTATCAAACCATTTCATATAATCTTTGTTCATAAAAAGATTCGCCCCAATATCCATTAAACAAACCAATTCAACGCCCCTTGGCAAATAAAAAGTTTTATCTGTTAATTGTTGGTGTGTTTTTCTAATGGTGGCGTCTTTGCTTGAATCAATCCCAATATCAAAATTAAAGTTATAAGATGTTAAATATTCAACATTCATAACCTTAATTAAATTTTGCCATTCTTCGATTATCTCTTTCCAAGGCTTAACTTTTTGTGGGTTATTAATCGCGTCTTTCAATGCTCTTGCCATTGCTGGGTTATATCCAAAGTTGCGATTTTTTCCCTCTTTTCGTTGGAATAAAAATAGTTCTAATTCCTGTATTACCTCTTTCACATAGTAATCCATTTTAAAAACATTAAAAGAATTTTCTTGCTCAATGTCTCCAAAGGACGCCCCAAAATGGTAAACCATTCTTGGGGTGTCATTAATGAAAGTACATTCTGTATCAATTACGCATACGATTGTGCTTCTGTTAATTGGTGTCATTATTTAGCCACCTTTTTTAGAGTTGCTTCAACATTCAACGCCCCAAGGTATGTTTTCATATCTTGAATTGTTGCATTCATTGAGAGGGGTTTTAATCCTTTTTCTTCGATTTGTTTAATCAAATCTTTTTTAGTTGTATATTCTATTTTCATAAATTCTCCTTATATATATTTGTTTATGATTGTATAAGTATAACAAATGAGCAATGTTTATCAATAACAATCCTTAAATGTTCCAGAGTAATTATATATAGAAATTAGTTACGATTTTTCTTGTATTCGCAGCAGAAATGTGGTATACGCCCAGGGGCTGAATGAGAATCATTCGCATTTAAAAAAGTGCATTTATTTTTGCTCCTGGGGTTGACAAATCGTGAGCGTACCCTTAAACTATTCAGTATGAATAGTTTAAGGGTAAGTCAAGAGAAACAGAAAAAAAGATTTGCAATTAAATTTTAAAGGAGTATAATATAATTATGAACGAAAAAAAATTAAACAAAAAAGAATTAATCGAAGCGATTGAATCTTATGAGAGAATGATAAGAAACAAGAGCATGATGAAAACATTTACAAAACATATGCGAGGTGCATTTGTAGTAAGGCTAGGCAAACTAAATGCCGAATTAAAAAGGAGAAAATAATGAGAGTAGAATTATATATTAAAAAAGAGGGTAATATTGTAGCAGTGTTAAAAGGTGCTAAAGAATGGATAGAAGCAAGAGCAGTCGCTTACCATAAAGCAGGATTTGAAACGCTAGTAATTGAGGGGTTAAAATAATGGTAACAAAGCAACAACGAAAAAACAGAATCATAATAGCAAAGTATAAAAGCAAAATGATTCGCTATCTAAATGATAATGAGATGATAATATTCTTTTTATTAGGTCTTAGTATTCTAGTTATGGTGGTAGCGTTGGCAGTATCAGTTAGCTAGTAGCTGTACAAATTTTATACAGCTGTACAAATTTTATACAGGGGTAGGGGGGTTATGAGACTCCCTCCCTATGGAGCGCCCACGCCCCTATTCATGTACAACTTTTAAAATTTTGACAAAAGCAAAAAAGACGCAGACAGATGCATCATAATGATGGATAACAAAAATACTTCTTGACATTCATGTCAGTTTTTGTTATAATTCACATATGGCAAAGAATCAAATATCTACAAGAATAAGCCCTGAAGGACTGGAAATTGCAAATGCTTACTTAGAAGTCGGTAATGTAAAAGCTGTGTCCATTAGACTACGAGTTGACGAAGGAAAAGTTTCGGAATACTTGGCTAAAAGGGAAGTTAAGCAATATATCGATCAGATTTACCTGGACACCGGGTACAGAAATCGTTTTAAACTAGCGGAAGTCTTAGATGACCTTATTGACCGCAAACTGGAAGAAGCAGAGGAAAGCGAAGTATATTCTAACAAAGATATTGCAGATTTAGTAGCACTCTCTCATAAAATTCGTATGGATGAGATGAAAGCTCAAACAGAATTAGAAAAAGCACAAGCAGCAAACATTAAAAATCAGACTAATGTGCAGATTAACAACTCAGAAATGCCGTTCGGACAAGGAAACTATGGCGAGCTTATGAAAAAATTATTAAAAGACAAATAAAATGGAAAAGAAAATACTACAAGCAGTAAATCTGTCTCCCAGCGAAGAGTGGGTAGAGAAACTTACAGAGATTCATCCTATGAGACAAATCTTTTGGGCTTCAATAATCCAGGTTACTGTATTTTTCGGAATGCTAGGCATGTTTCAGATAAACCAATGGATATTTTCACACTAATCGGGCAGGTCGGAGCACCTATTGCAGCTGGACTGGTCATGGGAGCGTTCATTTTTGTAATTATGAAACAAATTATGGGCGGGGTCGTCAATCAGATAGCCACTCTCAAGGGTTTCTGCGAAATGCTTGTTACTAGAATCAAAACAATGAACAATGACATCATAAGACTTGACACAAGTGTAGCAAGTGCGTTAGATTTGACACCAGATTTAGACAGAATAGCACGAGCCGAGAACTTCGTAGAAGATGGCAAGTTAGATGTAAGGAGAGACTAATGGATTTTATACAAATATGGAACGCACTTACTTATGTTGACGGAATACTCTTCAGTGCTTGGATTATGATTCTATACTATGTTAAAGTTTGGATAGATAATAAATGGAAGCTATAGTAGCAAATATCCAACAGTATGGATTTCCTATAGTTGCGATGGTTGGTTTAGGTTACTTTGTCTACTATGTGTGGCAAACTATGATAAACGTTATCGGCCCCGCTATAAAGGACATGCATTTTGCACTTATAAAATTAATAGACCAAATAAGAATGCTCGATAACGATATGATTCGTCTCCAGCAAAAGGTAAACACTGTTTTACAGATGAAAGAAAATGAAAAGAAACACAGCGAAAAATGATATTACTGGAGATTCTCTAACAAGTAAGACTTCAAATGCTTACAGAGATAACTACGATGCAATCTTCAATAAACCTACGAAAGTAGAAAAAACTATTCACTGGTGGTATCTTATTCTGGTACCTATCTTATGCCTAGAATTAATGTCTACAGAACTCGTTCATAAGTTCGGTTCACCAAGCTTTAGTGGGATTAATCAATCCGCACACTATTTAACAATTGACGAACAAGAAAGAACTAGAAAAGAAACTTTAGCTCAAAAAGCTCAAGACGCATTAGATGAAGCTCAAAGAGAAGCAGATAACACAACTCTTGCTAAATTCTTAAGAAACTTAGAGTCAAGAATTTATTCTACACTTGCAAAGGATATATCAGAATCTCTTTTTGATTATAACAATCCTGGTACATTAGAAGACCCTGTCACGGGTGAAATATGGCTTGAAGGAAACAGAATAATTTGGACAAACAATGGAATCTCTATCACTCTCGTAGTCGAAGAATGGTTAGACGGAGTGTTGATATCAACAACAACTATTGAAATACCAGTAGGAGCGTTCGGAGGATGTTTTAGTGACTGTGCAGCTGGGGGTTAAATTATTAGCACCTTTACTACTTGTAGGGTGTGCATCCTTTGGAGTCCAAAAAGAGAACTGTTATAAGTTTGAGGAAGGCTTTGGAAAAGATGTTGTAACTGGAGTAGCAAAAGCAGGTACTAACAAGATGGTATGTAAGACAGGCCCCGTAATACAACCAAGTGCTACACAACAATTACTTAACTTACCTTATCCAAACCAGAAGACTGTTGTAGCAGTGTATAGCTTTGGAGATAACACAGGTCAGAGAAAAGGCGGAGATAACATTGCAAGTTTTAGTACTGCAGTAACTCAAGGAGCTCATCACATTCTGATCGAAGCTTTAAGAGATGCTGGTAGAGGAAACTGGTTTGTAGTTGTAGAAAGAAGCGGACTAGACTCTTTAACGAAAGAAAGACAACTTGTGAGAAGTACTTTTGAAAGTTACAACAAAGGAGCAGATGGAAAAACAATTTTAAAACCACTACTATATGCAGGAATGATTATAGAAGGTGGTATTGTTAGTTATGATACTAACATAAGAACTGGTGGTAACGGTGCTCGGTACTTAGGTATCGGTATGAAAAATCAATATCGTGAAGATATCGTTACAGTAACATTAAGAGCTGTATTAGTTCAGACAGGCGAAGTCCTGTTAAATGTTACAACCACAAAAACTATACTATCCACAGGAGGGGGAGGCGATGTATTCAGGTTCATAGAACTTGGTACAGAACTTGTCGAAATCGAAAGTGGTAGTACAGAGAACGAGGCTGTCGGCCAAGCTGTAAGAGCTGCTATTGAAGCTGCTGTATATGGCTTAGTTGTACAAGGACTCGAAAAAGAGGTTTGGGATTTTAATTACTCAAGCCTGGGAGAGAAAGAATGAAAAAGATAATTGGACTATTCGCGATATGTCTATCTTTTACAGCGTTTGCGGGTAATAATGATTTATATATTACTCAAACAGGTACAGGACTTACACTTACTATTGATCAAATAGGTGCTACTAACACAGTTGGTAAAACCGACAATAGATTTACTTTGTCAGGTACTTCAATGACAGTAGATATAGACCAGATTGGTGATACTAACACCTTCTTGGCCTCACTACTTCAAGGCAACTCATCTAGTTGGACTTATAAAGTCACTGGTGATAGTAACACCGCTACTTTAGCAGGTGGAGCTACCGGAGACATTGCTAGTTCTGATTTTGACTATATTACAATCGGTGACAGTAATGCTCTTACATGGACTCAGGGTGCTGCTTCGACAGCTACCGGAGCTAACACTGACTTTACTATAACAGGAACTTCAAATGCTGTAACAGGTACTTGTGAAGTTGTGGGTTGTATAAATAATTGGACTATTAGTGGAAACAGTAATAGTATTACTACACTACAGACAGGTTCTGCTGACCATGAAATCACAGCATCTTTAACTGGTAGTTCAAATACTGTTACGATTGACCAAACTGATACTGCAAGTACAAACGTTGCAAATATAATATCTACCACCTCAAATGGTACTATTGATGTAGATCAATGCGCTTCTGGCTGTTAATACTTTTTAGTATACCAGCCTTTTCAATTGAGATAGGAGAAATATCTGAACTAAAAGGCAATGGAGAAATTACTAGAGTAAACTCTAATGATTCTTTCAGTGCGGAGATAGCTTCAGATATTTTTTCCTACGATGATGTAAGAACAGGAAACGGAAGACTCGCGATACAGTTTCTAGATGATTCTATAGTTAAACTAACAGAACACTCAAAGTTAATTATAGATGAATATATCTTTGACCCAGACCCAGCAAAGAGTAAAATGGCTCTTAACATGGCATCTGGAACAGCTCGATTCATTTCGGGTGCTTTTGGAAAAATTAATAAAGAAAACATAACTATTAATACTCCTACAGCTAAGATAGGTATTCGTGGAACAGATTTTACAACAACAGTAGATGAACTAGGTAGAAGTTTAGTAATCTTACTACCAGATGAGAATGGAAACTCTTCAGGAGAGATAACAGTAACAACTGCATCTGGAGTAGAGGTACTTAATGAGCCTTTTCAAGCAACAATGGTTTCAGCGTGGGAACAACCACCTACACCAAAAGTAACTCTTGGAGGCCTGACACTTGGACTAATTGACAATATGCTAATTGTTCAAAGACCTGAAGAAGTCGAACAAGCAATAGAAGAACAAGAAGCTGGAGTCTCACCAACAGCAGACTTAGATAAAGACTTCTTTGAAGATGCGCCAGATTTAAACTGCGATGCTCTAGTAGAGGAATGTGACGAAGACGATAAAGAAGTCACAAGACTAGACATTGATTTACTGAGTGTAGAGTTTCTAATAGATTTACTAGCACTTGTAGAAACAACAAGTAAAAAGAAAAACCAGACTTCAGAATTAAATGGAGTAGAACTTGAAGGTATAATAGCAGGCTTTGACCCTATATACCAGACATACACTTTTGTGGAAGAAGGAATGATTTACTTTGTTCACGAAGGGCAGAATAACTACGATATAGGTATCGATATAAACGCAGGTACTTATTTATATATAAACAACGCAGGAGTAATATTGGAGGTGAATATCAATGGTGCGGGTGATAACGTTATTATTATTAATCAGTCCCCTTAGCTTTGCTGGGGATAACTCTACTACGATTATTACAAAAGGAACAAATAATCAAATTACTACTAAGCAAGTAGGTAATGGTAATATTACTACTATTCTTTGTGGAGCAAACTCAGGAGGAACTATAACAGGAGCTTCCTATAGCGCTCATAGCTGCACAAATGCTGTATGGAGCAGTACTATAGAAGGCAATAGTAATACAGTTAAGATGTATACTGTATGGTCAAACAATATAGGAAACTCTTCTACTGTAACTATAGACGGTAATGATAACTATGCATATATTGACCAAGATGAAGACGACAATGTAGTAACTATTACTCAAACAGGTAATGATAATCATGCCGAGGCTTTAGGCTCTGGAGACGACAATGTTTATTCAACTACTCAAACAGGAAATAACAAATATAGCAAAATATTCTTTTTCGGTGATGATTCTGATATTACTGTTAATCAGTATGGGACTGGCCAACATAATTCTTATATTTATGGAAATGGCGGTGCGCACAATAACTCGGTAAGTGTTACTCAGTATGGTAGTGGTAACAAAGATGCAGATATATTCTTTTACAACTCTGATAATGAAGTAGACTTAACACAATATGGAACAGGAGCTCACGTAGCAAATATGAAATTCTATACAACAGGGTATGATGTAGATGTAACCCAACTTGGGGCCACAAATCAAACATATACCGCAACTTTTAATTGCACAGCTGACTGCACAAAAACTATATCTATCACACAACAATGAAACATTTAATTAGCTTTGCTATAGCAGCATCCTTGCTAGGACTTCTTATCTGGAATCCTTACCCTTTCAAAATACTTGAACTAAGTACATTCGATTACTTAATGTCAAAATCCCCAACAATTCAAAATGAAAATATACTTCTTGTCGACTTAGATGAAGAGATAGTAGAAGCTTACGGAGGATACCCTCTGCCAAGAAGTCTATTTGCCAGCATGATAGAAAGTACAGAAGGAGTATCTGGACTAACTTTATTAATGCCCGACCCTGATTTAAGAGACAACAGAAATGACTATAAGTTAGCATCTGCTATGTCAGTTAAACCAACCGTGTTAGCTTATGCAGCTTCCACTCAAGCAACAGAGTCAGGGCCTCATGTAGGTACAGCTCAATTAGGGGAGAATCCATTACCATGGCTATTGAACTATCCGGGAATTTTACGACAACTATCGATCTTACAGCTAAACGCAGGGGGCGTAGGCTTAATAAACTCAAGTCCAGAAATAGACGGCGTCGTAAGGCGCATGCCAGTAGTCGTAGGAAGCGGAGATAAACTATATCCAAGTTTTCCACTTGAAATGTTAAGAGTAGCAGTAGGTGACCCAAGCTATCAAATTAAGACTAATGAAACAGGAGTAGAGTGGTTAAGAATACCTAATTATCCAAATGTAAACACTGATGCAAATGCACGAATATGGATTCAACAAAATGTAAAATTTTATAGACAAACTGCATCACAGTATATGCAAAATCCAATACCAGCACCTTTTGTTATCTTCGGGGTTACAGCGGAAGGAGTAACTAACCCAGTGCCCACAGCACAAGGAGCTGTATATCCGCACGAAATTCAAGCAAATGTTCTCCACTCTTTGATAGAGGGAAACAGTCCATCCATCCCGACATGGAATGTAGCAGTAGAGTTAGGAGCCGCCCTTCTAGCTCTACTATTACTTTCGATTACTGCATCTCGTATATGGCTATCAGTTCCAGTCTTAGCAATTACTATTGGAGGGCTTATTTACTTTACGCTGGAAATGTGGAAATCTTCTTACTTGGTTGATGTTTCTGGAACTATTTTTGTCAGTTTTGTTTTCTGGGCAGTCATAACTTTCAGGAATTTC